GCACTATAAGCGCTCAGTTCTTCTCCATTCCGATAGCATCCAGTGTTGGCGTCATTACGCCAACTCTAGAACGGATGCTGCCGGACCCTACTGGACCGCCAGTCCAGGTATACCCGCATGGGTAGCCTGGAACGCGACTACGGAGTTTGGATCGGTATCATTACCATTGTTTGGTATGGTACCGTTGTACGAATCCGTTGGAACTGAAACCGGGAGAGTTCTCGGTTACATTTCTTATCGGAACCTAGTTGATCATAGCATCACTGCTATGCTGCCAGGTATACGGCCTAAACTATCACTCATCAACAGTGTGATAGAATTAAAGGACTTCAAGTCCCTGCCGCGTACAGTAAAGCGCATGTATGCGTTAGTCGGGAAAACGTCGAAGTTCCTTAACCGTCCTTTAAGGACGATACTTAAGGATCTCAAACGTTCCGACCCTCGCAAATATGCGTCAGTCCAAACAGGTGCTGATGGGTATTTACAATACCAATTCAACATCGCACCCTTACTGTCTGATATCGTAGGTATTAAAACCGCGATTCAGAGCGTCCGAGCGCAGCTTAATAAACTGCGTTCTGACGAAGCAAAGAGACTTACTCACCATTGGGGTGCTAGTCTCTTAGATCAGTTGTTACCAGGCGACGTTACGACGCGATATGAAAATATCGCGGACCCCTCATTTTGTGGAGGGGCGGAGTATAATCGCAAGTACTTCTGTTCTAATGCTACGTTCCGAGCTACCATGGAGTACAGTTATCTGTTACCCCAGCTCTCCGAAGAGGACCTCCTCTTACGGGGGCTTCTGGATGAACTAGGCGTAAACTTTACGCCGAAGATCATTTGGAATGCTATCCCGTGGAGTTTCGTAATTGACTGGGTTATCGGTGTAAACCGATTCCTAGACAATTTTGGAACTCGTAACTTGGAACCAGTAACCAACATACATAGGTATTGTGCCAGTTTGCACGTCAATCGGACTACGAGTACTTCGATGAATATCGGGTATCATAGTCCGCACGGACAAACTGGTATGACGCCAGCATGCACGGTAGTTGAAGACGCCTATAAGCGGATGCTTATAGAACTTACGTCAACCGACATGTATCGCTCGATTGAGTCGAGCGGGCTGAACCCGAAAGAGTTCAGCCTTGCTGGTGCTCTCCTCCTCTCGAGGAAGCACATTAAACGCAGCCACTAAACAAACCCAACCGCAAGTTGGTTAATACTTGCAAATGTAAGCATGTTAGCGAACACACTGAACACAAACGAAGTCAAGGATCGTGCCGGCGCGGAACAAGAGTTCCAACGCCTAAGCACTAACGGCCGTTCTACCGAATTCGGGCTGATCACGGAGTTGCCGTACCTCCCGCATCGTCTCAAGGTTTCACACCAAGAGACTGGTACGGGGGCAAAGCGCCGCCGGAGGTCAGTCGTCCGATTCGATAAAACAATAGTCGGGGGTGACGGTCTTACGACCGAACCCATCTCCGCCTATGTCGTCCTCGATTCCCCTGTTGGGATCGAGGCAGACTCCAATGCCATGAAAGATATCCTGGCGAACCTGATGTCGTTTTGCGCCTCAACAGGCGCAACTACGACTATCTTGTTCGACGGGACTGGCAACGGAGCCGTTACCCTTATCACGGGTGGACTGTGAAGTCCAAACGTGTTTTGGGGAATCCCTGCGCGTCATTAATAGGATACTGGACCACTACGAAAGTAGTTCTAGTGATTATAGGGAGCCACCTGGCTTTCTATTGTCTCGGTTGCGCATTCGAGAAAGTTAATTTCTCGGTTGAGAAAGGACGTCTTCGGACGCCTGACTCATCGGCAATCGATCCTATTAATAAGCCTTGACATGATTCAAGGGTCCTGTATTACCAAACTCGGCCGTGCAACGGAAGTTGCATCGTCGACTGAGATATACAGGGCCCCCTTTCATGTTCGGGCACGCATCGTGTTCAATGTATCACTCAGTGTGTCACATGCTCTAGTAAGGCAACCATATGGTACCTAATAAGAGACTAGATCCGTATAAACAGATCATCGCGACACTCATGAGTGACGTTCAAACGTCACACAGTGAAGTGTTTTCACCACGTGTAACTAAACTGACCATCCAAAAGATGACCAGTCGCCTTACACGGGAAGGTACGAGTTTTCTCACGAAAACTCTCCCACGTCTAGGCAAAGCTCTCGATAGAGCTTTGTCTGGAGAAGTTCAGTTGAACGTTGTAGGCTTTCGCAAGATTGCCCACAGTAAGCTACCGAAGTTATTCGGAGAGCTCTTCCAACTCGTCTTCTCTCACGACGGTTGGGTGCTTCCAGCACCCTGTGTGAGAAGCATCAGAACGCTGAGGCAGATTTCGTACTTATTCTATAAGTACGAGCTGCCTTACGATTCTGACTTAGAACAAGCAGTTATTGATCAGTTTAAAATTGCTGAACAAGAACTGTCTGCCCATCACGACCTCTTCAGCGGAATCGCTGAGCTGGTCGATTCGAACCCCGACGGCTTTCACAGGGTCTTCCCTGTAAGTCGCCGCACGTTGATCCGGCGTGCTAGAATCCTCCTCGCGGAGGTGTTTAGCTCGTTTGACCCTAAGGACATATATCCAAAGCACGGACCTGGAGCTGTCTCTACCAAAGAGAAGCTCTGGGATAAGTACACCTGGACGTCTATGTCTCCTAGGCTCGTTGAACAGTATCCTTTAGACGAGTACTTTTACGCGTCTTTGAATGCTGTTTGCGATAACTATCATCGGTTCTCCGAGATAGATTACCGCGAGACTCCGGCCAAGGTTATACTTGTACCGAAGGATTCGCGAGGACCTCGATTAATATCCTGTGAACCCCTTGCTATGCAATGGATTCAACAGGGTCTTGGTCGTGCGATGGTACGGCACGTTGAACGGCACCCACTGACAAAGTGGTCCGTTCATTTCACCCATCAGACATATAATCAGTACGGAGCCCTCCTGGGCTCCGCTCGGGGCAATTACGCCACCCTAGACCTCAAGGAGGCTAGTGATCGTGTGTCTAATGGCCTTGTTCGTCTGCTGTTCCCTGAGCCGCTCCTTAGCGCGCTGCAGAGCTGCAGAAGTCAGTCTACGGTACTCCCAAGCGGTGAGATTCAAATGCTCAATAAGTTTGCGCCAATGGGGTCAGCCTTATGCTTTCCCGTAATGGCACTTACGATATGGGCACTTCTCACTGCAGGATCACCCGATGCGTATGCCTCTGAATGGGCCCTAAAGGTCCGTCCAGAATTCCGGAAGACGAAGCAACCTAACTCAGTATCTGATTCCTCGCAAGAGGAGCAGGTATTGGAGGAGGCTGCTGTCATGAACGATAACGTTGCTACTATTCTCACGAACGGTAGCTTCAGTAACGTTTATGACTGTCGTCCGCAGGTATCTTATCCAATCGGATTGGATATCGGCATATTAGTGTATGGAGATGATGTGATAGTACCCACGGCGCAAGCCGCGAACGCTATCGAAACGCTCGAGTCATTTGGTTTAAAAGTAAACCGTGACAAGAGCTTCACCAATGGATTCTTTAGAGAATCATGTGGCGTTGATGCCTTTAGAGGCCATAACGTCACTCCTGTTCGTTTTAGAACAGTTTGGTCATCTACTCCTAGCCCTGAGGTTTATACATCCTGGATTGCGTATGCAAACTGGATGCATGAACGCGGCTACCTCAACACCTACGAGTTAATCGTAGGCTGGCTTCTCGATTCCTATCGAGAAATACCAGATAAGACAATGGCACACCTTGGTGTCCCATATCTAGTTGAAGTCCCGGAGGCGAACCTTCCTAAATACAAGCGCGTGAACGTGCATCTTCAAAAGATGCAAGTTCGTGTGCGTAGTATTCGGAACCGTCCGATTAGGAAAACGATAGACGGCTGGAAGATGTTACTGCGATATTTTGCAGAGACATCTAATCAGTCTACTAACGTTGGTCCTTGGACGAACGATAAGCCTCGCAGAAGCGGTGTTCAAGTTGG